TTCATAACGAAAGTTGAATAATTTTGGATGCATCAATGACTGCAAAAAATGATTGTAGTCCGACAACATCCCAAGTTTTGATTGATACGGCAAATGGAATCATCATACACCCACCAACCAATCTGAATGTACATCCAATTCTAACATCCAGATACAAAAGAAGGAAGTATCCAATCAACAAACTGGCACTTCCTACAATTCGCAAAGTATTTGCATTCATAAAATTGTTTTTGGTATAAACCAATAAGATACAGATTGCCAGTATTTTCCAAGTAAATATGCTTGATAAAAGTCCTTTACATCTTTCCAGGAATTACGATAACTATTTGGATAAATTGTAAGACTCATGATAGAAAACACAATCACATGAAAAAAGTTTCCAGCAGGATGATGTCCTAATTGAAAACCCAATAATCGTGCTTCTTCATTAATACTAAACCCAAGATCAAAATGAATGTGTAATTGATCATGGAGTTTAGTGTCTTCACCAATTCCAGGAATCCAATTTTCAAGAAACTGAATATATGGATCTGGTTCCATCACCCAAATGTAGAATCAGGTTCCAGGGCAATATAATACTTCAGATTATGCTGAGTATTAGTGAACTGTGAAAGAAGTTTAGAAGAAACTACAACATCATAAGCACCAGGAATAATCTTGATATTCTCTACTTTAAAGTTGAAAGAAAACTCTTTGTCAGTCTCACCAACTACAATTGCATATTCGTTAGAAGTATCATTCTTTTTATCCCGAACAACCAGTTTGATAACACCTGCCTCACCGATTGCGGAGAAGTCGGGGAGTTGATAGACTTGTGCTGCTTTTACAAGTTTTTCAAGTGAAGCACTATCAAGTTGAAAACAAATATCCTGAGATGGAAGATTAATTTCTTTTTCTGGAGGAGCAATAATAACATTAGGATCGGCAAAGAAATACTTCACACGACGCTTACCTTCTTTAATGCTCAGGTAAGAAGGTTCCTGAAAATCGAGATCTGGATCATGATGGAGAGACAATCCATTCAAAAATTGATTCAGATCGTAAATAGCAAAATCGCGAGGAAAGTCTTCTTTAATATCTGCTTCAGCAAGAATATTCTTAGCAACAGAAATTGTACGAAGACGATTACCCTCTTTTACCAGAATTGAATTGTTAATTCCAGCAAAATTTTTGAGAATATTGAGGGTATTATCAGACAGTTTCATAGTTTTGGGTTTGAGTTTCATCACTGGGGGTAGGTTTCACGTTGTGCATTTTTGTCATTAAAATGCATCAGAAGAACAGCATAGTGCAGAATCTTCATAATGTCACGTCGTGCAGTGCCTTTCTTATCATAGCGAGAGGCATACTTGAGGATATTGCTGCGGCAGAAGGATTCACCATCGCCACACGCTTCAATCAGATCAAGTGTTTGAACAGCATCATCACCAGAAGAATAATGCTGATTATATGTTGCGGAAATATAGTCAGTCAGTTCTTTTAGAATTCGTTCTTCACTATACTTAAATCTATTAGGATTTTTACTAGTAGTCATATCAAGATCAAAGGAAATGTGGTCTTCACCTAAACCCATAAAACTTTCATAGGGAACAGGTTGTGCTGCACCAAACGTAACAACATCATCTTGAGGGATATTGAACGTAATAGTATCACTACTTTCTCCACCTGGGAGAAAACTATTAGCATTTATGTTCTGATCACCCATAGACATAAAATTAAAACTTTCAGTCATATTTAATGAAAAATAATAAAAGTAGAGGTGGTTTTTTCACCTCTACAAATTATATCAGGAGAAGTTGTGAGAGTCAAGGCATTCTTTCTGATCTTCAGAAGGCATCTGGAAATCAGCATCAACTTTGTCATACAGTTCCAAAAATGCTTGCTTAGTCTCATCATCAAAACGGTTCACACATACTTGAATTGCCTTCGCTTTATCGTTAAAGATACGATATGCCTTAACAATATGAACCAGGCGACGAGTACTGATAATTTCCTCAATACCACCATCATAAAAGGTCTTACGAATAATATCTGCCCAATCAGAAAGACGCTTACAAAAATCAGCATCCTTACAAAGTTTATTCAAGATCTTCTCTTCAATTTTCGGAGTAGGATACTCTTGTTCAAAAGTTACAGGGAATCGCTCAAGGAATGCTTCGTTGAGCACGTTAGTTCCAACGAATCGTCCATCATCTGAACCTTTACCTTTAGTGTTTGCGGTTGCGATGACATTGAAACCTGCAGTGGGTCGAACAAACTTGCCGATTTTTTTAAGGAAGACTCCATTTCCTTCAAGGATAGATTGGAGACAGAGAATTTTATTAGAGGCAAGGTCGATCTCGTCAAGAAGCAGGATAGCTCCCCGTTGGAGTGCTTCAATGACTGGTCCATTGTGCCAGACGGTTGCACCATCAACAAGGCGGAAACCGCCGATAAGATCATCTTCATCAGTTTCAATAGTAATGTTTACGCGGATCAGTTCTCGTCCGAGTTGAGCACATGCTTGCTCAACAGAGAACGTTTTACCGTTGCCCGAAAGACCCGTGATAAACGTAGGGTAGAAGATACGGGACTCAACAATTTTTTTAATGTCACCAAAATTGCCAAACTTGACGAAGGAATCATCTTTTTGAGGAATAAGATTTTGTTCAATTGCAGGAATTGCTGCAGGTGAATTATAAGTTACTTCTAGATCTTCAACTGTTTCCTTTGTTACTTCCAGGTTCCACTTACCACGACCTACTTTACAATCAGTAAGTTTATTAGTAACAGTTTGATAGTTAGAACCGTTCATCGCACACCAAGCACGAATATCTGCAGCAGTTACAGATTCTCCGTAAACTTGCTGAAGAGAAGTGCGAATATATTCAGAAGACATGGTCATGATGTAAGTTGTTTGTTTCAACTGAAGTTATTATAAATCAAAAAGGGGGAGTAGTCCTCCCCAGTGTGCCAGTAAATCAATTGGATAAAAACTCTTCCAATTCATTTAAGAGTGATGCTTTGTTGTGTCTTCTATCTAACTCAAGACCAACAGTTCTAGCATATTCTTCAAGTTCTCTTTTGGTCATGTCATTGAGTGATACATCACTTTCATAACTTTCTTCCTCAGATACTTCTTCAAGTTCTTCTTCAATTACCTCATCATAGTTTGTAGTATCTTCATCCACAATAGGAGATTCTGCAACTTCTACAGTTTCTACAGTTTCTTCTACTACAGGTTCTGGAGCAGGTGCAGGAGGTGCCTTTTTACCTGCGAGTAAATCTCCAAATCTAGACATTTTAATTACCTATAACTTATAAAAATATTTATCATGCAATGAGTTCTACAAACTCACCCAAGATTTTTTTATTCATTTTTTTAGTTTTCAAACTTTTTGCAAAAGCAGATTTAATTTGTGTTTTAGTCGCATCGTCAGAAACACTAAAATCACTATTCTTTGATAGAGAATTTGAAGAAATTCCAAAATAAAGATCGTATCCAGAATTTTTAATAGAAAACGATTTCATCTTTTTCCAATCCTTCATTGCAGTCTCATAACTTTTTCCACTATATCCACAATATCTGCGAATAAAAGAACCAGAATCACGAGATACAAGAACGCGCATACCAATAAAATTCACATCGGGAAATTTATCTTTCAAATTCTTAAGAAGAATATCAGTGAACTCATACCAATCACAATCTAGAGAATAAGTAGTACCAATTTTTCTATCACGAAGAACACAACGAGGTCCAACACCAGCCAATCCAATGTATGGCTCGTCATCCCATGGCCTCTGAACTTCAGTATGACGTTTTAGATCATATCCTTCACCATCAGTAAGAACAACACACTGAACTTTTTGAAGATTATTTTCTTTTTTGAATTTTGGAAGAATTTGGTGCAATGCAACCATACTTTCATTCAGAGGAGTGCCCGAAAGACTCAGACCAGGAGGAACAGAATATCTTGCAGAACCCCACCCTTCAAAGCAGCGAGAAAGACGATAAATGGTTTTCATTTGTTCATTAAGTTCTTTACCATTCACTTTACTAGTAAGAAGATTCATGAGACTAAACCACTCACCAATATGGAAAATTCCTGCACGCTCTTTGTAAGGAAGAGTCCTTGTCACAGGGTTTCCATCTTCATCGTTAGAATTGATAGGATAATCAGATGTAAAAGCGTATACTTCAAAAGGAATTGAAACTTTTTTACAGAACCAAATCAAATTAAATAACTGTTTAATAGTATCACAAATAACATCACACATGGATCCAGACCAATCCAAAACAAACACCAG